TTCTGCTTTTTCTTGTTCTTTTTGCTCATGCAATCCTCGGTAGTTTTCTAATCCTTTTGAATCGCCGTTCAAATTCGTTGAAAAATGATTTTTTAAAGTTTTACGTCCGCTTACTAGGGTAAAAGAAAAACGGGCTTAAAAGGGCCTTTCTGTGCGATTTTCAGAACCCCCTGAAATCGGTGCTTTCTAGCGCGTATGGATTCGCGGTCTGTACGAACAGCGGACCCGCCGCGTTTGCGTTCTTGGCGTGGTATGCCAAAGCCGCTCCCCAGAAAAAGTCGCCGTGCCCTTGCTCGGTGCTCGCGGCATCGTAACGAACATTGCCCGCACTCGTCACGATCTTTCGTACCGCGTGGATGCTTTCGGCCTGTTCGTCCTCTATGCGGCTTTCGACTCCGGGGAACTTCGGGCATTTTTCAAGGATGATTTTCTGGTCTTCGAACGCCTGTAAAAGATTGATGGCGAGGTCAGCCTTTACGGTGTTCGTAAAAAGCACGCCTTCGACCTTGACGGAGCCGAAGCGTTCCATGGCACGTTCGGTGAACTGGTCGCCGCATCCGGTGCGGTCTATGCAGGCTCTGATAAGGTTCGGAAGCTTGAGGAACTTGTAGAGCTTCTGTTCAAGGAAGCTCCATTTCTTGTTCTGGTAGGCTTCGACGGCACGGCAAATCAGGCGGTCGCCAATGTCTTCAAAAACGTAAATGACGTAAAGGTGACGGTGGCGTGCCACGTCGCAACCCAGGTAGAGCGGGCCGTGTGCCTTGTCAATGCCCAGCACGCCTTGGCGTTCACAGCTGTGAATGAGCTCATAGCTGATCATGGCCTTGGATTCATCCTGCGGGTTGCAGCAGTATTCTTCTTGCCAGATAGCTTCGGTCAAACAGCCTTTGTGTTCCTGCTCCAGCCATTCTTCGCGTTCTTTCCTGGAGAGTTTCTTACCGCAGATGCGGTCGGCAACGCCTTCCTCTACTGCGAGCTGGATTGGCACGGTGTGAACGCTGTAGTCAAGTTCGCCTTTTTTGCACTTCTCGATGAGCTTGTAGAAGAGCGAGTTCACGCCGTTGTGGGTTGACAAAATGCGGATGGGATAGCCCCACATGGCGGCGGGCTTTGCGGCAGCCCACATCTTCTGGTCGTTCTCGTGGTGGGCGGCTTCGTCCCACACGATTTTACCGCCTTTGGAGCGGAACGCCTTGGGGTTGCTCGAAAGAACGTAAATTTTCGAGCCGTTGTTGAACTCGATAATCTTGCTTTTGATGCCTTTGTCTTCATCGGCAAATTCGCAGTCCTCGATGTCTTCGCAGTTGACTTCGGCGAGGGCCTTTGCGATGGCGTTGAGCTTCTGAATCCACGATTCGCAATAGTCGATGTATTCAGCTGCTGCGGTCATGTCAGCTGAGCTGAAGAAAACCTTGAGTCCGGGCTGTTCGATGCAGTCCTGCACGTCTTCGAAGCTTTGCACCCACGTGCCGCCGATACGGCGGGACTTCTCGAAAATCTTGACCTTTGACTTGTCGAGAAGCCAGCGTTTTTGGTAAGGGAAAAAGAATTCGTCTAGGCTTTTCATATTCCGAGAACTTCCTGAAGTTTCTTAAGAGCAGCCTTTTGACGTTCTTCAGGCGTTCTTTCATCGTTCTTTTTCTTTGGAGCTTTTTCTTCGTATTTTCGACTAGTCTCTGCCGTGTCGATTATTCGTTGAAGTGATATAAATCGAGCATTGTCAACAGCAACGCCATTTTGTAAGTCTTGCTTTATTTGCCTTGCAAGAACTTCACCAAGTTCAAAAATTTCGGCATGAAATTTATCTTGACTGCCTGATATTTTCGCACGTTCAAGCTCCCAATGGTCTTCGGCTTTCCACGTCTGCAAAGTTCTAGTGGAAATATTTAGTCTGCGTCCTATCTCAGATAGGCTTAATTGATGAACCACATAGAGGTCTTTTGCTTGCGGCTTGAGTTCTGCCTTGCTCATTTATTCCTCCCGTGAAATTCCATGCAGCACGCCCTTATCGCTTCCATGGCCTGCCTTTGTTCGTCGGTGTATTTCTGGAACAGCGTTTCCCAGCGGGTGTTCTCCGCGGCTTGGGACTTTTCCCATTTGGCGTTTTCGTTCGTATAGAATACGGCCAGCATCAAGGCGAATACGATGCTGATGCCGAACTGCTTGAAAGCTTCAATCCAAAAATTCTTGTCCATAGAGTGCCTCGCAACAAACTTACTTGATGGGGCGTGACATAGGGCATGACATTGTCATCTCCTCTTTCGGTTTTTCGCTTGTAACTTTGAAGCCATGAAAGACAAAAAAATTTTGAAATCCGATGATCTTAAGGAACCGTGGGTCGAAGCGTTCAAGACGGGCAAGGTCACAGACATGGCCGGTGTCGAGCACGACTTTAGCGAATCGGACCTCGAAGATTTGAACGAGGGCATCCACGAACAGCTCAAGGCCGGTTACCAGCCTCCGCTCGTCAAGGGTCACCCGAAAGTCGATGATCCGCGTGTCGGTTCCATCGTCGATTCGAAGGTGGAAGACGGCGTGCTCAAGGTGAAGCTTGACGACGTGAACAACGACTTTGCCGAGGAAGTGAAGAAGGGCGGCTTCAAGTACCTTTCCGCGTCCGTTTACAGCAACTTGAAGAAGGGTTTAAGACACCTCGGCGCGTTGGGTGCGCATGCCCCCGCGATGAAGGGAATGGCCCCGATCTGCTTTGGCGACGGGATGTTCGCGGATAGCGACAAGGGTTCTACTGAACAGGATGTGTTCGTTTTTGCGGAATCTTACGCATGGGACAGGCTTGTTCCGGCATCGATCTTTGAACGACTTATCTGGAAGCTTGATTCGCTTGGTTCGCTTTTCCGCAGTCAGCGTGAACAGCTGATTGAAAAGGAAGGCATCGAGGCCGCCGACAAGATGATCCCGGAATATGCTGTGAAGGATATCGAATCCGTCCGCGACGTTATCAAGGATTCGAATAACTTCCCGAAACAGACAGTCATTGAAAAACCCACTGCGGACACCGCACCTTCCTTCGGGGAACCGGGGGAAGGAAGCGGTAGCGATGAAAAAGCTACTGAGAAGGAGAACGGTCAGGGTTCGCCGGAGAACGGGAATCCCGATCCTCAACCAACAACGCCCCCTCGCGACGAACCGACCGCATCTATCCCGGAAGGTAATTCTAGCGAAGCGGCGCGGTTGAGCGAAGAGAATGCCGCACTCAAGGCGGAAAATGAGGCTCTCAAGGCTGACAAGCTTGCGGCGCAGCGCCTCCGTGCCGGGGCGGCGTTCTCGGAGACTTTGGACAAGGCGATTGCCGAAGGGCGTTGCAACCAGGTGCTCAAGGATAACCTCATGAAGGTCTTTGGCATGTGCCAGGAAGTGCCCGTCGATGGCGAAGGTTGCTTTGGCGAAGGCGAAGACCGCGTGAATGTTGCTGAAATCTTCGCTTCTACGGTTGCCTCGCTCCCGAAAATCGTGGATTTCGGTGAAGCTCCGGGAATGCACGATGCAACAAAGATTTCGTCCGGTGAAATTCTTGCGAAGTACAAGGCTGAACAGGAATCGAAGGGCCGCGTGATGACCTTTGCCGAAGCTGCGGAAGAATGTTTCCGCGAACAGAATTAACAAAAAAGGAGAATCCCATGAAGGGTAATGTTCTCAATTTCACGGCGTCTGTCGCCGTTCCCGCCTTCAGATTTGTCGCTCTTGGCGCAACCGAAGGTTCCATTGCACTCGCTTCCGCTGGCGGTGATGCTGTCGGCGTGAGCTATGAACTGGATGCAGCGCAGGGCGCACGCCAGGACGTACAGCTTGACGGTATCGCCGAAGTTACCGCCGGAGGCGCTTTCGCCGTCGGCGCAAAGCTCAAGGTCGGCAGCGACGGCAAGGCTGTCGCCGCTTCTGCCGGTGATGCGTTCGTTGCAATCGCGCTCGAATCTGCCGGTGCAGACGGCGACCGTGTGCGTATCAAGCTCGAAAAGGGTGCGGCAACCAACGAAACCACTTTCAAGGCCGAAGAAGCCATCGGCAAGAACCTTTTCGTGAAGGCCGGAACCGACACGGACAAGGTCAAGAAGGGCACCGCAGGTGCCGCCGTGCTCGGTGTAAGCGGTGACGAAGACACTGCCAGCGGCGCAAATATCGTCGTGCAGACGAGCGGCAACGTGAAGGTGACCGCTGGCGGCTCTGTCGCAGTCGGTGCACGTGTCGCTTGCGATGCGAACGGCAAGGCTGTTACGGCTGGCGCATCGACCGAAACTTATGGAGTTGCTCTCACTGCGGGTGCATCGGGCGACCTTATCACGGTCGCTTTTGGCTACGCAGGCAAGACCGCTGCGGGTTAAACTTTAACAAGGACAAAAACATGAAGCTGAACAAATGCATTCTCATGCTCGTTACCCTAGTGTGTGTTCTGTGCTCCGTTGCTGGTGCCGACACGCTTACTGCCTGCGGCATCCCGCAGATTGTCGCCGACATTTTCGGCTCTGACGGCGGCTATCTTGCAGCCGGCTTGATTCTCCCGATTGGAGAACAGCAGACCGGGATTGTGGCCGCCTACCAGAACAAGAAGCTCATTGCCGATCAGGTGATGCCTATCAAGGTGCTTGACGGCCCGGAACTCGCGTTCAAGTATTACGAACGCACCAAGGGCGACGCCTTTACTGCTACTGATACCCATGTCGGACGTACTTCCGCACCGAATATCATCCACCTTTCCGGCGAAGAAAAGACCGGTGCTTGCGTGCCCCACGGCTTGCAGGATATCGTGCCGAAGGAAGATATCGACCAGATCAAGAACAAGGAACGCTTTGTCAATACCCACCTTGAATACTTGATGAACCAGGTGCTTCTCGGTCGTGAAATGCGTGTCGCTGGCATTGTGCAGAACACTTCGAACTATGGCGACAGCTTGACCCATACCTACGAAGCTGCTGAAGGTATCGGTGCTTCTGGTTTCGATATCGTGGAAGTGCTCCTCGACTACCTCGAAAAGCCGCTGGCACGTCCAAACATCCTTGGCATGAACGCCTTTGTGTGGGCGAAGCTCCGTACCGACCCGAACATTCTCAAGGCCATCTACCCGAACAACAACGGCGGCGGTGTCGCTACCCGCGAACAGATCAAGGCGTTGTTCGAAGTCGATGAAATTCTCGTTGGCGAAGCCCGCGTGAACACGACCAAGAATGCCAAGAATCCGACTCTTGCTCGTTGCTGGGGCAATAACATTTGGGCACACTACTCCGAACCGCTTTCCAACCTCAAGGAAGGCATTGCATGGGGTATGACCGCACAGGTGGGCGAACGCTATGCCGCAATCGTCGAAGACGAAAAGATCGGTCTCAAGGGTGCCGAAGTCATCAAGGCCGGTTTCTACCAGACGGAAGTCGTGGTCGGCAAGGATGCGGGCTTCCTCTTGAAGGACGTGGTGAAGACCACCTAAGGTTGAATGATGAACTACTGCACGCTCGAAGATATACGGGGCCATATTTCCGAAGCCCGCCTTGTCGAAATCACCGACGACACGCACCCGAATGCCACGGGCAGTGTCCAGGCGACGGTCGTGGAAAAGGCTATCAACGAAAGCAGCGACATAATCGATGCCTATATTGGCAAGCGGTTCAAGCTGCCTTTGCCCGGAATCCCGAGCGTGCTGCGTACCATCTGCGTTGACCTTTCGATTTACAACCTGTATGAACGCGTAACGGAGATGGATATCTCCGAAGGGATGAAGCTCCGTTACAACAACGCAATAAAGATGCTGGAACGCATTGCCGATGGCGAAATGTCTATCGGTATCGCTCCAGAAGAACCTATCGCAGAAACGGGCTTTGCGGTCGCCTCGAACGGTCGCGAACCCATGTTCTCGATGGAATCCATGAGGTTCTGATGCCTGTAGCCGTGACGAATAACTACGTGATTGAAAAGGCTATCAAGGACCTTTTACGCGACAACAACACGCCCATGAACTTCAAGGCGATTGACGTGCAGAGCAATATTTCAGCGCTTTCCCGTCCGGGGCTTGCTTGTGCGGTGATGTCCGGTGACTTTACCGAGGCCGATTTTAGCGGAAGGATCGAGGAAAATGCAAAGATTGTCGTCTCGCTTGTTTTCAAAAATGTCGCAAGCGAAGAGGAACGCCGCAAGATAGCGCACCCGGCGGTAAGCTACGTGATAGGCAAGCTCCACAATAACGATGTCGGGCTTGACATGAAGCCCTTGAGCGTGGCACGTTGGCGCGATGTAACCACCGCCGAGCATTTGACTGCCGCATGCATGGTGGTCGAGATTGAATTTACGACGCAGTTCACGGTAACGCCTGAGTCTGCCGAACAGAACTACAGGGAACTGCTTTCTATCAGCTCCACGTTCAAGAGTGAAACGCCTGGACACGAAACTCTTGCAGAGGGCAAAGTCATTTTCAAAGAGGTAAACAATGAACCTGAGTCCTAACATTCCCGAAACCATGATTCCTGGTTCTTACACGGGATACAACTACTACGCGGGCCCGAACGGTCTTCCCGCCAACATCCAGAAGGTGCTCCTCATTGGCGACAAGTCGTCTGCGGGCAGCATCGCTGCGAACAAGCCGACGGAAGTCGCTACCGAGCAGGAAGCAATCGCTCTCGCCGGTTCGGGTTCTGTGCTCATGCAGATGTACAAGGCTGCAAAGAAGGCTTGGAAGTACGCACAGATTTCGTTCCTGTGCTACGAAGTCGCTGCGAGTTCTGCCGCCACGTGGGCGTTCACGCTTACGGGCACAGCAACTGCAGCGGGTCAGGTTGGCGTGGATTGTAACGGCGTTCAGTTCGTGACCGGTGTTGCCAAGACAGATACTGCCGCTGCTATCGCCACGGCTCTCGCAGATGAAATTAACAACACCCCAGACGCTCCATTTACCGCAGCTGCCGATTCTGGAACTGTGACGCTTACTGCCAAGTGCAAGGGTGCATACATTTCTACGGCTGCGGGAGGCCTCAATGTGAGCGCTGTCAGCACCGCAACGGGTGTAACCGCTGGAAATGTTACAACTACCGCAGGCACGGGCACTGTGAACCTCGAAACGGCCCTTGCTGCCGCCTTCCCTGAACGTTTCCACATCATTGTAAGCCCGGTTAATGACGAAACGAACCTCGGCAAGCTCAGAACTCATCTTGAAGCTGCCGCTGCACCGCTAGAACAGCGTGGTCAGCGTGCCGTCTGTGCGATGGTTGCCGCCTCCGCAAGCGCCGCCAAGACCGAAGCTCTCAAGCATAACTACGAACGTCTGCATATCGCGGCGGTCAAGAACAAGCTGAACGCTACCGTGTGGGAAATCGCGGCTGGTCTCGGTGCAATTTTTGCAAGCAACTCCAAGCCGAACGTCCCGATGAACGGTGTCGCCATTCCGGGGCTTGCAATCCCCGATCTTGAAGACAAGTGGAGCGGCGAAGAACAGGATGTCCTGCTTTACGGCGGCGTGATTCCACTGGTGGAAGAAGATAGCCAGCTCTGCATCGTGCGTGCCGTGACCACGAAGAGCAACAACAGCGGCGTTCGCTTTACCAAGCTTATCGACACGGGCGTTATCGCTTCGCTTGACTACTTCCGCGATGCAATTCTTTCTACGCACAAGGCGAAGTTCAAGAACAAGGTCATCCACGCACTCCTTGCGGACTCCATCAACGAAGAAAACAAGAAGGTGGCCAAGGATCTTGAAGATGAAGAAATCTTGCGTTACATCGACGATTACGCGGACCAGTTCATCACGCAGGAATCGAAGAACGAACCGGGCCGCATGCTCTGCCAAATCCCTGCTCCTGTCGTGCCTGGCCTTAATCAGATTTACAACACCATCGACCTTTATCTTTAAGGAGTGAACCATGAGAATTACTTCTCTTTCTCTCGTCAAGGACGGTTCTGAAATCACCGACTTCTCGAAGTTCAAGGAAAACGAAATCGAGACCACCCAGACCGTAGAACACTTCAACGGCGAAGACTTTGTAAAAGTGCCGAAGAAATACGGTTTCTCGGTCACGTTCTTGCCGAAATCGGGAGCAGACCTCGATTGGGTTGCCGAAGAAGACAAGAACGACAATGGTTGGACCGTGATTGTGAACTACGTAGGCGGCTCGAAAGTCACGTTTACCGGCGTGCATCTTCTCAAGTCCACCCCGAACGAGATTGACGGCAAGACCGCCAAGGAAACCCAGCTCGAATTTTACGCCGCTAGCCGCAAGGTAAGCTGATGAGTGGGCTTTCTGATAAAATTCGAGATGCTCATGAAGCTGCTGAAAAGGTCGATGTCGCGGAATCTGCGATTATCGACCAGATCAAGGCCTCGCACGATGTCTTCAAGGATATCGAATGGCCCGGTGTTCCGGGCGTGACTGTCCGCATGAGGCTCTTGACTGTTTCCGAAGCTCGCAAAGCGAAGGTCGATAACCAGCAAGAGTTCAAGCGTGATGGCATTGAAATCGGAGCACAGAACTGGGCGGATTACCGCGAACAGGAAGCTGTACATGGTATGTGGCGGGCATTCTCCGACCCTGAAACGGGAAAGCCTATATTCCGCAGTGCCGAGCATATGCGAACTCTGTGCACCGCTGATGAACTGAAGGCCTTGTGCGATGCCTACAATGCCTTCTCCGACGAGAACGACCCGAACTTGGAAAAGCTCACGGACGAAGAATTCGAACAGCTCAAGGAAACTCTCAAAAAAAAACCGGACCAGATTCGCTTGAAAGTCTTAAACTTGCCTGTAGCTTGGAAGCTTCTGCGTATTTTGGTTGCCCCGCAAGAGAACTAAACGACGCCCAATGGCTCCTCATCTTCGCGATGAAGGGCTATTTGGTTGACAACGATAAAGGATGGCAGAGCATTGGCTGATAATAGCGTTACATTGCGGATTGGCGCAGACCCGACTAAGCTTCAGAACGGCTTGAAACAATCTTCTGCCGCGATTGACAGCTTTGGCTCTCGTGCCCGCGCAAGCATTGCTCGTGTAGGCAGTTCCCTCAAGGGGCTTGCTGACCGCATGGTTACGCCATTCAATTCGTTGGTTCTTGGCGGTGGTCTTGGTATGGCCATCAAGAACGTGGGCGACCTCTCCGAATCGCTCATGTACTATGGGATGGCCGCAAAGAAAAGCGACGCGGACACGAAGGTGTTCCGCGATTCGCTGCATTCCATGGCTGTGCAGACTGGCGTTGATGCAAATACCATTTTAAGCGGCATCTCGAAAATTGGCGAAGTCACGGGCGATTTTGATTTCTCTGAACAGATGGGCGAAACGCTTGCGAAGGCCGCCAAGGCTTCCGGGGCTAGCGTCGATGAGCTTGCCGCCGTTGCAGCTTCTATGAAAACGTCAATGGGATGGGGTGCAGAACAAATAGCCAGTTCGTTCAACTCCCTCATCATTCAGGGCGACCAAGGCTCTTACACTCTGCAAAAGTTCGCTGCCGAAGGCAAGGCTTTGCTTGCGGCGGCTTCGTCGTTTGGCATCAAGTCGCAAGACCAGTTCGCGAATTTCGGGGCTTACTTGCAGGTGATGAATACATCCATCAAAAGCGAAGCTGAACTCACCACATCTGTTTCGTCTTTGTTCAATGAGCTTATCGGCAAGGCAAAAGACCTCAAAAAGATCGGGGTGCGGGTATTCGATAAAGACGGGAATCTAAACGATTTCGACGACATCATGCACCAGCTGATGGAAAAAACTGACGGCAATATCAAGAAGATTTCGCCGATGTTCGGAGCATCGGCTTTGAAGGCTCTCACCCCTGTAATGGCTGAATACAAGAATGGTTGGCAAACGCTCGATGCCATTACCAAGAGCGGTCAAGAGGGCATGAATAATACCGGGGAACTTGACAAGCGTTTTCAAAAAACGTCTGACGATTTCAACACGAACGTGAACAAGATGAAGGCCGTCGCTTTAAAGTTTGCAGACACGAACCTCGCAGGGCCTGTAGATCAGCTTTCAGAAGCTCTTAAATACCTTGGAGAACATCAAGGTCTTGTATCGGCTGGGTTCAAGGCCATGGCGGTTGCTGCTGGTGCTCTTGTAGCGGTCAAGGTCGGCGAGTTTGCCAAATCTTTTGGCGGCCTTGTCGGAGACTTGAAGGGCTTATGGTCCAGGAAAAACGGCAATGCGACCGCTGATGCTATTGAAGCGGCTGCGGGCGGTGTCCAGAAAGTATTCGTCGTCAACATGGGTGGCGGCATGGGTAGTGCAAACTACATGGACGATGACGACCTTCCGGTTACCACCCAGAAGACGGCAATCGCGATGGAAACGACCACGAAGGAAATGGGGCGATTTCGTCAAGGTCTTTCAAATGCCCGTGCAGGGCTGAATAAGCTTGGAAGTTCGCCTCTGGCAATGTCTGTCATGGGGGCTGCAACATCTTGGGCAATGGGGCAAATCTACAACTTTGGTCAAGCATTCCTTGAATGGCGACAAGTTGTAGCCAACTCCCGTGAAATTGCGTCCAACACCATTGACACAAACGCCAAGAGCTTTGAAGAAAAGTACGGCAAGAACGTCCATGCCCAACGCCATGACAAGACGTTACTTGCAATTCAAGAAGAAGAAACAAGCTTGTTCCCGTCGCAAAAGAAGCTCGACAAGCTTTATGAAACGTTGAAGATCCAGCGTGAGTTGATGTCGCGGGATATCAAAAGCGGAGCACAGAGGGTGACAGCCGAAGAATACATGAAGAACCTTACCGTCGCCCCGAATATAGTCATCAACCTTGATTCCGCCAACAACCGCTACACCGCCGAAAGCGATGGCGGCAAACCGGCGAACGTCAAGCTCAAGCGTCAAAACACTCCTTCGTTCGGGTAATGTATGGCAGACGTGAATGAACCCAGAGAAAGCACACTTGGACCGTGGAGTCTGAAACTCGTATCCATCGGGGACGAGATTAGCCATGCCATTGCCGAAACGACTTACCCCTACAAGAATGGTGCAGACCTTGAAGACATGGGTGTAAACCCAGAAGTGTTGCGCTTTTCATGCGTCCTCACGAACCAAGATTACGACGACAACTACCAGGCACTCCGCAATTGGTTCCTCTCTATTTTCGCTGAGCCTATAGAGCTTTGCCATCCGAAGCATGGTGTCCTGAAAGGCTATCCCAAGAACGTCTCGATGAGCGAGGACCGCCGCAAAAGTTTCGCTCAATTCGACTTTGATTTTGAAATCGCCGGAATCCAGCCCGACATCCAGGATTTTACAGACCCGGCAGAAGTTTGCGAGGAAGAGGCTAAGGAAGTCAACGCCGAAGTTCAGAAGGCCATTGCCGAGGAAATGCAGCGTGAGGGCGTTCCTGACGTTCATGGTGATGACTGGTCTATTGGTGATTTCCTTAACGCTGTTTTTGAATACTGGGGTATTATTGCCGACACCGCCCGCACATTTATCGACGGTGCGAACAAGGTTGTAGGAATTGCGACCGGGGTTATAACTCAGGTCAAGGCCACTGTTGATTCTATCAGTTCTGCAGTCGATTATCTTGATA